TAGTTCTGGAAACTCTAGTTTCTCTTTAAATGCATCTAAGAGAATCAGGTGTGGTCTTGACTGATCTACGTCTTGGTGGTGGTAAAACACCCCCCATGTGGTGCAGGCACTGTAGTCACTGCGTTGTGTCTTTAAAAATGCTGTATCCCATGACTGAATAATGCATTCACAGGGTGGTAACTCGTGTTCTTCCCATTCTTTCCACCATTCTCGCTTAATTAACGCTCCTTCTTCCGATGTGGGGTCTTGTTGGTACTGTGCATTCCACTTAGAAAGAGGTAATTCTGCTTTTAGGGTCTCTAATTCCTCTAATTTCCAATATTCACCCCATAATGGGTTGCCAGAAGGCAAAATTGCAGGCAATTCTATGACTTCCCACTCATCTGACCCCTCTCTTTCGGACATACTCTTGATAATTTGCCCTGTTAGGTCTCTTTTTGCCCATCTAGTCATCACTAAGATGATTGCACCTCCTGGTTGTAGACGTTGTCTAGGTCCAGATGTGTACCATTCAAAGACTTTATCGAAAACTTCAGGGTTATACTGCCCTGCCTGTGCATCCTGTTCCGAATGTGGGTCATCAATAATCAAAACATCTGCACCTTTACCTGTTACAGCACCCCCAACACCAATAGCAAAGTAGTCACCCCCCTTATTTGTGTTCCATCTACCTGCAGCCTTACTGTCTGTAGACAGTTCTATGCCACTAAATACGTTCTGATAGGTCTCTGATTGGATTAGGTTACGAACTTTTCTACCAAAGCCAACTGCCAACTCTGCTGTGTGGGCTGTTTGGATAACTTTTTTCTGTGGGTACTGCCCTAAAAACCATGCAGGGAATAAATACGATGCAAATTCCGACTTGGTATGACGGGGTGGCATATTGATTATTAGTCTCTTCAGATCACCTCTGGCAACTTTCTCAAAAGCTTCTGCCATAATCTCATGGTGTTCTCCTCCTATAAACTCAGACCACATTGTTCTGACAAAAGGAATAAATTCTTTCTGTGATCTTTCTTTACTAGAGACCTCCTCGTACTTCTCTAGAAGTGCCAACATTTCTTTTTGTTGTTCTATTGGAAGAGACTCAATTTTATTCTTGATATCTTTAATTTCTATGTTCACTGTTTTTTTCGATTTTTCTTAGCAGCTATAACACGAAGGTTTTTTGATTTGTTATTTCTGGGATTACCATCCCTGTGGTCTATGTGCTTCTTGTCACCCTTCTTAACAGTTCCATTTTTTAAAGCAGTTCTACGGTTTTTATTACGCATAGCTCTTTCCTGCTTCATTTTTTTAGATGCATGATATTTTCTATATTCACTCATTTTTTTGTTTTCATCATTTCAAGTAAACCACCTTCCTTATATCCACGCCTTTTCTTTAGTTCCTTATCTGCCATTTTTTCTAAAAGTTCATTTATTTTATTGTAATATTCTGGCAAGTAGTATTTGGTTTTCTTCCCTTCCCCAAATTTTTCTTTGGGCAATACACGATCCGTGTCTGTTACAAAAGCTTCTTCATAATCTTTTTTGGGATCAGCTAAATCTTTGTCTGGAAATTTGTAACCCAAACGCCTCATAAGATCAAAAAAGTAATGATCTAGCTCATGTCGTGTTGTTGTTTCTGCCCCTTGATGCTCCTGTAGTAAATCCATAGCTTCTTTTGTTGGAAAAGTTCCTTTTTCAATTTCTTCCTTTAAATTAAAATCATCTCTGCCATACCCAAACATTCCTTTAAGTTTTTCAAAAAAAGAACGACTGTCTATATCTCTCTTGTCGTACTTTGCACCAAACTTGTCTCTATAGTCTGTACGGTTTACAAGTATTGTTCTGTTGATACCTTCTTGTTTTGGATAAAACGCTCCTCTTCTAGTCGTTCCATAAAATTTCTTTTTTGAGTAGCCTTTTAAATATTTTTCTGGCAATTGCCCTTCTTCAGTAATTTCTTTTATGACTTTCTTCCCGTCACCTCTGGTTTCTCTTTCAATATCATCTATAGCAAGTTCAGTTTTTTTACTGTCACCAGCAATGTTTCGTAAATATGCTAAATATTCTACATCACCTAAACTGTAAGGATTGCTGTAAGGTTTAAGCTCCTTGGGGTAGGGTGGGGGTATTTTAGCTTCTGAAACTTTTCCTGATTTTCTAGCCATTTTTCTCTTTACAATCTATGTTAATATAATATTAATATTATAATAATATATATATATAATAAATAAAAAGAATCATTATATAATGTTATTTGAAATTTCAACATTATGGAATATCCTTATTTCCCTGATCATAGCACCACTAGCGTGGTATATCAAATCACAAAGTGATGAGTTAAAAAGAGTACAGATACTGCTAAACAAAACACGGGAGCAGTATGTACACAAAAATGACCACAAAGATGACATAGATAAAGTGGTGGAACACCTACTAAGACTAGAAACAAAGCTAGACAGTCTAATAGCGAAGAAATAAGCCCTACTCACTGTCCATTCCTCCCAGATATAGTAAAACATACACCCAAACCATTAACCCCTCTGTATCGCCTTTAATCAGTCTCTCTACTACATAACTGGTTAACACTATAAACCAAGTCCATTCACCGACTTTGAAGCGTAATAGAAAATCCATAGAATTATTTGTGTGGAATACTATATATACTCATGTCCAACCCAACGGTGTTATCATGGGGAGTGGGGGTAGGTGGGGTCAAGAAAGTAAGGATTTTATCTTCTTCTCTAATTCTTCTTTAATATCCTGCGAATTTCTAGTGTCTTCTATTTTCAGATTATCTGAGAAAAGAGAAATACTAGTCATTCTTCCTAGTAGCTCCAGAGATTTAATTCTGCTATGCCCAAGATTTTCTTTATCAAATGCCAGTTGCTCCAGATTAAATATTACCCTCTCCTTTCTGGACTGGTTTCGTAGAGTGTTTTGCTTGTCTTGTTCCTCTTTCAGCATCTTGTATCTTAGGGAAACATTAGGGTGATTAAATAATCTACTGCTCTCCACATATTGAGCATTCAAAGACATTCCACTAGTTGAGTAATTATCTCTGTAAGAGTCTATTATGGTCTTTGGTTCTTCTCCATTCTTACCTATTAGACTATCCACAAATCCAGACTGCTTGGCAGTCAAAGGTCGGTCTTTTATTTTTTGACCTTTCACTAATGTTAACTTGGGCGTTTTCTTATTTGACATTTTAATCTCCAGAAAAATTGACCTCTCAGAATTACATATAACTACCCTTTAACACTTTTTTCAACCCAATATAGCTGACACTATTACATCCTCTTAGATGCGTTCTTTTGCCCTCTGGTTGGATTTCGGTCTGAGAATTGTACTATGGTACAATTTACCCTTTTGATATCAGTTATTTATATTTACTTTTATTGTACTTTTCTTTTGTACTACTATTGTAATCTGATCTAAATGACCTATATAAAGGACAGGCGATAGCTTTAATTTTTTTTTGGAGGGTTTCATTTTGCAGTAATTAAGAACCATAGGAGATGCGACTTCTTGCCTTGACGAATGAGTATTGGCTAGACATCTAACGCCCCACCTATGAACAAAATATGGGGTCTGAGTTTTACTCTCAGCATTATGGTCAAAAGTTATGTCTTAATAACATTAGTGATGGTAGCAGATGGTCTGCTACTTTTATTAGTGTTAACAAAAAAGGAGTACACACTATGACTAAATCAAACACAATTGAATCAATTTTATCTGACGATCAAAGAACATCTTTATCTAAAGATAATCTGTCTATTAATCGCTTGAAGACTCAGAACAAGAACAATTCTGAAAAGGTTAACCAGACTCAATGCCACGTTTATGCAACTCTTCTTTCCACACCTGCTATCTGGACTCGTTCAACTAAGATGGACACTAAGATGACTGCAAGTGTTCAGACAGACCTGCTCAAAGCAGGTTACACAGATGCCCAGAAGAAGAAGAAATCAGACAAGCTTTCTTGGTTACATCAGCATCTAGTTGTTAGCAAAGATGCATTCGCAGGCAAGAACGATGTAACTCCAGAATATATTCTTGGTG